TCGGACCGCACGCCGACATCGAGCGGGCCAAGGTGGTGCGTATGGCGCAGCGAATCGCCGGAGCACATAACCCATGAGCGCGACTTCCAAATCCAGAGCGCTGATCCTCACAGTTGACATCCCGCTTCCGCCCAAAGAGCTGAAGCCAAACATGCGGTCGCACTACCACGCCAAGAGCGACGCCAAGAACCGCTTCAAGGGAACCGTTGCGTTCTGGGCCAGGCAGGCAGACCAGAACCGTTGCTCCAGGCTTCACGAAGTCACGATCCAAGCCCACTTCAGATTTCGCAAGAAGAACCGCCGCGACCCCGACAACCTGCTTGCTTCTCTGAAGTACGCGTTCGACGGCCTCGTAGCCGCCGACGTTTTGATCGACGACGACAAGATCACGCATCTTCCCGTCACAGTGGAAATCTCGCCGGACAACCCCGGCGTCACTCTCACCATCAGCAGCAAGGACGCAGAATGAGCACGACCGCCACCGTTTGGCTTCCGACCGATCCGCCCCGCCAGGCTCCCCAGGTTCTCGACGACGCCGAAACTGCGATCCTGCTTCGTCTGGACAAGACGGGCGTGAAGAACACGGCGAAGACCCTGGAGTATTACCGCCGCGAGATGGGCCTGCCCGCCCGAATCGTTGGCAAGCAGATGGTGTACCTCCTGGACGAAGTCCTGGAGTGGGTCCGCAATCACGCCAAGCGCGGCGTTGACACGAACGGTACGCCGGCAAAGAAGAAGTAACGTCGCGTGTCGGTTTCCGACAGGAGCTAGGCGTCTGAGGGGGATGCGGATATGGACGGAACGATGTTGCTGGGCGGTTTGGATGCACCAGGCACCGCGACTCCGCTGGCTGACACGATGCTCGGCCGGCAGATCGCGCTTGAAACCGAAGCGGTCAATGAAGGCGTGAGGCTCTATCAACGCGCCGCCAAGGAAGCGATTGATCGGGGCGACGGCGCTTCGCTGAAGCCGGCCGAGCGGCTGATGCTCCACTGGGTTGAGCCGCTTGCCGAGGCCATCCGACAGGAGCAGCGGAAGACCGGCACCGGCGAGCCCGGCGTCGGACGCGCCATCTACGGCCCGGTCTTCTGTGCGGTCGATCCGATGAAGATCGCCGTCGCGGCGCTTCACGAGATCATCGGCCGTTGCATGATGGCGAGCAACGGCGTCACGGTTTCCGAACTGGCGTATGCGGTTGGGCTCGCGATCATCGCCGAGGCCCAGCTTGACATGCTGAAGGACGAGAACCGCGACAGCTTCGAGGACTTGACCGCGCGGGTGAAACGCCTGACCCCCAAGAAGGTGTCGCACTGGACCAACAAGAACTTGAAGGACCCGATCTGGTCCCGTCGCGTCGCGGCCCATGTTGGCTCCGAACTGCTTGGGCTCGTGCTGGAGACTGCCACCCTTCCCGGACCGGAGCACAAGCCTGCGTTCAGACATGACTCGCGAATCTCACAGAACAAGACCCGCTACTGGTTCCGCCTGTGCTGGGAAGCTCATCGCCTCATCGAAGAGGGGCACGGCATCCGCCAGTTCATGCGGCCCCGCTACCTACCGATGATCGTTCCGCCGCTGCCGTGGCAACAGGCGCAGACCGGCAAGATCGAAGGCGGGTACGTCCACATCCGCACGCCACTGGTGTCCAAGGCCAAGCCCTCACAGCAGGAGGCCTATCGCAAGGCCGACCTCACCAAGACCTACGAGTGCATGAAGGCGCTCTCTGCGCCGGCGTGGTCCGTCAACCAGTCGATCAATCAGGTTGTCGCCGAGATCATCGAACGCGGAGGCGGCGTCGCCGGCATCCCGCCGCATGACGACAAGCAGCTCCCCGAGGCCCCGGGCGACTACGAAACCCTGCCGAAAGAAGTCCAGAAGGCCTGGCGAACCGAACGCGCAATCGTCCGGCACGAGAACCGCTCGCTCCGATCCAAGCGAGCCGAGGTCAACAGCATTCTCGCCGTTGTGGAGCGGGTTCAGAACCACTCTGAAATCTTCTTCCCACACCAACTCGACTTCCGAAGCCGCGCCTACCCAGTCCCGCAGAACTTGAACCGTCACGGCGGCGACCTTGCAAGGGCTCTGCTTGTCTTTGGCAGGCCTGTTGACGCAAGCGGTGAGCGGGCTCGCTATTGGCTCTACGTTCACGCCGCCAACTGCGCCGGCCGCGACAAGCTCAGCTACGAAGATCGCGTTGCGTGGGTTGACCAGTGGCTTCACGACAGCCGCTCCAGCGAATGGATCAGCGACTGCCACACCATCGTTGACGCCGCCGCCGACACATGGGCGGCCGAGGACATCGACAAGCCGCTCCAGTTCCTTGCGGCCGTACTCGCGATCTTCGATCCAGCCCAGGCCGCCGTGCTACCCATCCAGCGCGACGGCACTTGCAACGCCCTGCAGCACATGGCCGGCATGTCGCTTGACCCCGAGCTTGCTCGGCTGGTCGGCATGATGGACATGGATAAGCCCGAGAGCCTGTACGTCCTGGTTGCCGGGCTCGTGTCCGATGAAGTCAACAGGCACGCCGCCGACATGGACCACCCCACCCACGTCGAAGCAAAGACCATCGCCGGCAACGTGACCAAGCAGCTCATCAAGCGCCCGGTCATGACCCGCAACTACTCGGTCACGCTCATTGGTGCGAGGAATCAAATCTCCGAAGAGTTGTTTGAGCTGTCAAAGCAGAGGCCGGAGCTGGGCCTGAAGGACTGGAAGCTCCGTCGCAAGGTCGCCCTGTACTTGGCCCGCGAGACGATGAAGGCGATGGACCGGCTCTGTGCCGGTGCCAACCGCGTCATGAAGTGGCTGACCGCGTGTTCCAACGCGATTACCAAGACCGGCGAGCTGGTCCGCTGGACGACCGACCTTGGCTTCCCGGTCGTTCAGCCCTATCGCAAGTACAGGGTTGTGCAGATCATCACAATCCTTCAGTCGCTGTCTCTCATCATCGAAGACGACGACGTTCCGGTGTCGCCGAAGAAGCACGCCAGCGCCATCGTGCCCAACTTCACTCACAGCCTGGACGCGACCCACATGCACCTGGTCGGCCTGGACTGCTACGACCGCGACATCGACTTTGGCGCGATCCATGACGGCTATTGCGTTCACGCCGCCAACGTGGACGAACTGGACATCATCACCCGAGAGCGGTACATCGAACTCTACACGAAGGATCGGCTCCAGTTGCAATGCAACGAGTGGCGAGCGATGTACCCCAACGCCAAGATTCCTGACCCGCCCCAGCGTGGCACGTTCGATCTCGACAACGTCCGCAGGGCTCCATACTTCTTCAACTAGCAATAGCGGAACATGCAAGCCGGCGGCGCTCCTCCCGTCGCCGGCGATTGTTACAGCGGCCCCGGCAGCAATGTCGGACGTACCCGCATGGATGAAGCCAGAAGCCCGCGAGGCGTCATAGTCGCGGGCGTGGTTGCCTTCTTGCTGAAGGCAACCATCGAGCAGCCCCGGCCGGCGTACTGACACACTACCGGGGCCTTCGAGTTATCTCGTTGTCCAAGCTCGACGGCAGGGTGCAAGGAACGATGCCGTAACCAAACACGTTCACTGTGACGCGGCTCCGGGAGAGGCGCGAACGGGTGTCGGATTCCGACACGACTGACTCCGCAAGGGGTCAGTGCGCTCACCAGGAGAGGCACCAAGACCGCCCAGCCCTGGACTGCCTTGCCACACTGTCCAACCAAGCACGGCGAAAGTGACTTGAGCACCGAAGCAGCACCGGACGTTCTCATTGTTTTGCTGGCGGTCACTCCACCGGCGAAGACATGGAAGGGCCGGATGATCCAGTTCCTGACGGGACGATACTCGCACGTTGCGGTGTCTGACGGCAAAGTCGTCCTCGACCCGTTCATCGACGGCACGGGCGCTTGGTTCGCGATGGGCAACTACAACCGACTGGCAACCAGCATCGGCTGGGGACTCATCGGCGTGGAGTCCGCGTGCAGAGGCAAGCCACTGTCGGCGTTTGAGGCCAAGCGATATCGGCGCTCCAAGAACGCCTTGGACCACCTGTGGCTTGTCGTGAGGGGACGAGACTGCGTCGGGATGGTTCGAGCCGTCCTGAAGTCGGCCGGCATTCCGGTTCCTTTCTGGGCGCTTTCACCATCGCTTGTAACCCTCTCCGCTCTCATCAAGGGGATTCCGTGAAGGCGACCAACAAGCCGACGCACGCGCCGCTCCACAAGCACCCGCTTCCGCTTCTCAAGGACCTGCTTGAGACGCTGGAAGCCAAGTACCCGCCGGCCGTCGTGACGCGGACCAGCGATCTCAACGACCCGCACAAGCTGTCCTTTCAAGCGGGGCAGAACTCCGTCCTCGACGACGTTCGAGCCGCGATCAAGATTGCAGAACGCAAGACCACATGACAACCAAATCAGTCTCCGGTCAGTTTGCCGACCTGGACGGCAAGCGGAAGCGGCACCTGGAGCGCGGTCGCCGGTGTGCGGCCAACAGCATTCCGTCCATCTTGCCGGAGCCGGATCAAACCGACGGCGGCGACATCCCCGACAATCACCAGTCCGACTGTGCCCGCTGGGTGTCAGGACTTGCCGGCACGCTGCTTCAATCCACGTTCCCGCCCGGCGCTCCGTTCGCATCTCAGCAACTCGCGCCGTCTCTGGACCGTGACGAGTCGATCGACGACGAGGTCAAGCAGACGATCAAGGACAAGCTCTTCCTGCAGGACATCGCCATTCAGGCGGCGCTGGAGAGCGGTGGCACCGTCAAGAAGAACGAGCTGGTCGCTGGCTTCCATGACGCTCAGCGCCACGCGTTCGAGCAGATTCTGGTCTGTGGCGACGTGTGCCAGGAGCTGACCGACGACTTCCGGGTGAAGAACTACCGCCTGGACAACTACTGCGTGCTCCGCGACAGCACCGGCCGGTTGCTTCAACTCATCACGCGTCAGGAGGTCGATCCCGGATCGTTCGATGAGGACGAACTGAAGAGGGCCGAGCTGACCCAAGAAAAGGTGATGGCGAAGTCGGTGAGCGAACGGCTCGTGAAGGTCTATGACCGGATGGAGTGGCATCCATTCTCCGAGCTTTGGGTTACGGTCCGTGAAGCGACGATCGACGGCAAGGCCGTCGTCATCAACGAGTTTGAGGACAAGGTCCCTGCGAAGTGGGCGGTGCCATACCGACTCACCAGCGGCAACCACTACGGCGACGGACTCTGCGGGCTCAACTTCGGCGACATCGTCAAGCTCGACTTCCTCTGCAACAAGCTCTCCGACCACGCCGATCTGGCGTCCTGGTTCCACCTGTTCATCGACCCTAGTTCGGACCTGACCGAAGACGACATGCTCAGCACCAACGGGCGTGTCTCGTATGGACGCGTCGAAGGTGGCCAGGCTGCCGACGTTGCGCTGTTCAAGGCCGACAAGGTCAGCGATTTCACGATCACCAAGCAAGTTCGGGACGACGTTCGTGAAGCCCTTGGCCGCGCGTTCCTGTCCGCGACCGGCTCGGTCCGCGACTCCGAGCGAACGACGCAGTACGAAGTGGCCGCAACCACGATCCAGGAGCTGAACAACGGCACCGGCGGCGTGTACGCATCGATCGCAACGAACATGCAGGCCAACCTGTTTGCTCGCGCCCGCTTCGAGGCGGTCAGGCAGAAGATCATCCGCCCCATTCCCGGCAAGCTCATCGGCCGTGCGGTTCAAACCGTTCCGCTCACAGGCCTCGCGGCGCTCGCGGCTCAGGCTCGCTTCCAGTCGATCCTCAGCTTCGCGGACCTCATCCAGAAGCTTGGACCCCGCTACGCGGCCCGCCTGGACGAAGGCATCCTCACTCGCGTTGCGGCCCGCTACTTCCTCGTGAACGAACCCGGCCTGATCAAGACGGATGCTCAGGTCAAGGCAGACATCGATGCCGCCATTCAAGCACAGAACAAGCAGGCCGCCGGCCAGCAAGCAGTCACCACCCTCGGCAACATCGCCGAGCAGCAAGCAGCCGCGTCGGCACAGCAGCCGGCGGCATAGACAGGAGACGCAACAGTGCCCGAAGAGAACAAGACCGATCCGAAGACCGAAGAGATCGAGCCGCTTTCTCAGAAGCCGGCCGGCCAGGAAGGCGAGAAGAAGCCCGACGAAAAGCCGTCGGAAACCGACACGAAGAAGGACGAGTCCGATCCTCTCAAGCTCGCCGGCCAGCAGGCCCCCGACCTGGATTCGATGGACCTCGAACAGCTCTACACCCATGCCGGCTTCACGCCCGAGCGCCGCACGGCCGCCGCCAAGCACTTCAAGGAACACGGCAAGCTCTCCGACGAGGACTACACCGACCTGAAGACCAAGGCCAAGATTCCGAAGGCGATCGTCAATCGTCAGATGCAGCTCGAAATGGCTGAGGCGTCCCGTGGCCATCAGTCGCGACAAGACGCTGCCAACTCCGCCGTTGCCGAAGCCAAGAAGGTCGCCGGCGGCGACGAGCAGTACAGCGTCGTGCTGGACTGGGCCAGGTCGAACGTGGACCAGGCGCGCCTGGAGCGGTTCGACAAGATGGTGCAGTCCGACCCGTCCATGCACGTCGAAGTTGTTCGCATCCTCAACACCGAGTACGCGGCCAAGCATGGCGGCTCCCGCAACGGTTCCGGCATGACGCCTTCTCCGACCACCACCAGGCCGAAGAACAAGGCCGAGTACAGCTCGCTCATGTCCCGCGTCGTTGCGGGCGACAAGGCGGCCGAGAAGATTCTGGACGGCATGGACCTGTCCGACATCATGAAGCTTCCGGCCGAGTAAGCCACACCACTCACGTCATTTCACTTGCGCATTCGCCGGGCTCATGCTCGGCAGAAAGGTTTTCACATGGGTCTGTTCATCACGCCGGGACAGGGGCAGAAGCTGGAAAAGCTGGAGTCCACCTACAAGTTCACCGGCCGCGCTGACATCGCTGGTCCGAACAACATCGAGTGCGAGCTGGTTGACAAGTACACCGGCGCTGTCTGGCACAAGGAACTCGGCGGGTCCGAGGAAGCCGCTCTCGCCAAGGCCCTGTCAACCGCCGACTCCGCCAAGCGACTCGGCCGCCCCGGCAGCGTTGCGACCAAGCCCGACGACACCAACCGCAGACTCCTGGCTCTTGAGCGCGAGAACGCGGAACTGAAGCGCCGTCTCGGGGCACAGACGGCACCGGCCGACAAGCAGCCGCCCGCCGATGCCACCGACACCGACGAAGATGAAGATAGCGCCGACGAAGGCAGCGACGAGGACACGGACGCCCCGCCGCCTGCGACTCAGGTTCCCGCGCCCACGATCCAGCGGACGACGGACCCGAGCCTGAAGCCGCCGAAGCCTCCGACGGCCATCAAGCCCCCGTCCGCAACGAAGCCCGCAACTCCCGACGGCGCTCCGGTCAAGAAGACCTGAGCGAAGTCCACAAGCCGCCCTGTAGTCCCTCCACGAGAGCAAAGCTCGGCGCGGTGGTGGTCGCACGTCATCACCATCCACAGAAAGACGACACGCCATGTCCAGCACGAATGCTCAGGAATTCCTGGGCAGCAACTACGCGAACGCGCTCAAGGTGTTCTACGGCAGCGCCGAAGAGGCCTTCCGCAACCAGGTCATCCTGTTTGACACCAGCCCCACCACCGTCCCCGGCGGCACCGAGAAGACGAGCACGCTCCCCAAGCTCATCTCGCAGAAGAACCTGACCGAAGGTGCCAGCGGTCAGTTCGAGATGTTCTCCGACCTGCCCGACGCCGAGGAACACACCCCCGGCGACGAGCTGCTTGGCCAGCAGTTCGAGGTCAAGCCCGGAACGATCGCCATCGACGAGAAGCCCGTCGTGGCACACGTTGACGTTCCCGAGACGCACCTGCGTCTCTCGCACTACGACGTGCTCCAGCGGCTCGGCAAGAAGCTCGGCTACTCGCTGGCCCGCGCTTACGACAAGCGGCTCTTCCGCCTGTCGGTCCTTGCCGCTCGCTCGGCGGCCGTGACCCAGAACGGCCTCAACATCCACAACGGCGGCAACCGCGTCAAGAGCGTTGCTGCGTCCGTGGCGGCGGCCTACGCCGTCTCGTCTGCGGGTGCGATCGCGTACCGCCAGGCGATCGAGCAGATCGCTCAGTACATGGACGAGGACGACGTTCCGGAAGACGGCCGCTACCTGATGATCACGCCCTACATCCGGCGCGTGCTCAACCAGGACTCGGCCATCTTCGACGTTCGCTACACCCCGGACACTCCCAACTCCTTCAACCGTCGCGTCATCGGCGAACTGGCCGGCATGAAGGTGATGCCCGTGAATGGGCGAATCCCCACCACGAACTTCACCAGCGGCCCGACCAAGTACCAGGGCGACTTCTCCGTCGCCGGCGCGTACGGCGAGCCGGCCGGCCTGATTCTCTGTGACGGTTCGGATGCGACCGCCGCCATCGGCAGCGTTGTCGCCACCGGCATCGTCCCCGAGATGCAGAAGGACATCCGCCGTGGCACCGTGTTCATGAAGGCCAGCATCCACATGGGCGCTGACATCATGCACCCGTGGCGTGCAGCGGTTCACGACATCTGCACGACCTAAGCAGCCGCCTCTGACAAACCGTCGCGGTCTGGATCGCCAGGCCGCGACGGTTTTCTCGTTCCTTCCACCGCCTTTTCTGACTCTCTCCTGTCGGATTCCGACACCAAGCGAGGATCATCATGAGCACGACTCAGGCCCCGACGATTCGTCGGGACCGTCCCAAGAACAACTCGATGGATCAGACCATCACGCTCAACAGCGTGGCGGGCCTGTCCATCCTGGAAGACACTGGCGCTGGCGCTATCCGCCAGACCGTGTTCCAGTTCACCAACGTCTCTCTGGCAATCACCGACATCGGTGCTACCGGCACCTTCTCACAGAAGATCGGCACGTTCCCCTCCGGGTTGATCTCGGTCATGGGCGGTGTCCAGGACCTGGACATCACGCTCTCCGCCGGCACGACCGCTCAGATTTCGACCGGCTCGGCCGCTCTGAATGCCGATGCCGACCTTGCCGACGCCGGCGAGGCCGACATCTGTGCCGCTTCTTCTGCTTCGGCGACCGTCGCCAATGCCTATCGCGCTGCCGGCAACGACACGCGGCTGGATGGCACCACGACCGCCAAGGACATCTACGTGAACGGCGTTACGACCGGCGATCCCAGCTCGGGCGCGACGTGCGTTCTGAACGGCACCATCACCATCACCTGGCGCATCGACGGCGACTACTAGGCCGTCCCATCTGCATTCGCGCCCTTTCTCCTGTCGTCCCCGCTCACTCCCAAGTGAGCGGGGATTTTCTTTTTGCTCACCCTGAAGGAGCGCGCAATGAAATGTCCGCTCAAGCTTGCATTGCTGACGGCCCTTTTGCTGACCATTCCCGGATGCAGCATCTTCGAGCCCAATGGACCGACCGTCCCGGTGGACACGGACGGCGATCCCAAGACCCCCTCTGTCATGATGACTGCCGATCAGGTTCAGGCCTGGGCCGCATCGGAAACCAAGCGGAAGGCCGCCGAGGTCGATGCGGAAAAGGCTCGGGCGGCGGCCGACGTTCGCGGGTGGGAGCGAGAAGCCAATCAGAGCCTTGCGGCCCTCAAAGGCAACGCTGAGCTTGAGGCCGCCAAGATCACCAACGACCTCGCAGCCAAGAGCGAAGGCAAGGCCGCCGCCCTTGGACAGTTTGTGGCAGTCCGCCAACAGCAGATGAACGACATTCACGATGTCGCCACCAACGCGCTCAACACCATTGCGGCCAAGAACGCCCAGATCGACAGCATCGGCAAGTTCATTCAGAGTCCGGAGGCGGCCCAGATTGCCGGGCTGATTCCCGGCGGCATCGCGGCCCTTGGTGTGATCGGAACGGTCGCGGGCACGCTGCTTGGTCGTAAGACCGGCGTTGCGGCCGGCAAGGACGCTGGCTGGGACGACCGGGCCGAGCATCAGAAGGCCATCGACGCCGCGTGGGACCAGGGCCAGCACGCTCTCGCGATGCTCATGGCCCCGCCGCCCACGACCACGGCGGTTTCCCGGATCGCGTCCGCTCCATCGCCATCCTCAGCATCCTGACCAACACGCTTGATTCATGGGCGATCGAAAGGCCGTCCATGTCTTTTCACTCATCACCCCAAGCAAGGAAGACGCCATGACGATTGGTGACTGGATCAGCGCCGCCACGTTCGTTGGCATGGTGCTCGGCGGTGCCCTGGTGCTCGGACGTAAAGACGAGACGTTTCGCACTCTGCTTGAAACGGTGCGCGAGATGAAGTCGGCACTGGACCACATGGCCGGCGAGTTCAACCAGTTCAAGAACGACCAGGGCCGCAAGGACGTGCTGCTTGATTCGGCCCTTCGCAGGATCGAAGACCACGAAACCCGCCTCCGTCAACTGGAGAACATGTCGTGACCACAGCGCCCGCAACCTATCGCCTGCGCGAGTGGGCAGACGGCATCGTCAACGGCGATGCCATTCTCTGCGACATCGGCAACTCGCTCGTATCCGACAACGCGTCGGCCCCGCCCCTTGGTCGCGGCGTGCGTCGTTGCTGGCACCCGCGGCTTGGATGGTCTGGTGTGGGCGGCCGGTTCGTGCAAGGTCCGGCCCCGTGGGTCACTGACATGCACGGCGCGGGCGCCACGACGGCGACGGTCACGAGCAAGTCCACCGCATGGCCCGGAACGGGCGAGGTCGGCATCTCGCCCATCACCTACACGGCGATGCACTCGACATTCAACCTGCCCAATAACCGGATGTTCTATGTCGATCTAACCGACCCCCGCAAGGCGGGTGTTGAATCCGGCGCGTTCATTTGGGCGGACGGGAAGGCAATGAAGGGCCGGCTCCTTCACCACATCAACCTGGACGCGACGATCACAGCTCACGACGCCGCGTCGGCGGGCATGTTGCCGTTCTCGATCAAGAAGCGTCGGGCCACGGTTGAAAGCGGCGCTCTGGTTGCGGCCGTCGTTGCCGGCGCGGCGGGCACGAGCTTTGTCGAAGTGGACCTTGGCAGTGACGCGGGCCTCCCCGGCATCTCGGTCTACGACACACCCGGCCAGAACGAAGACACGAAGTACGGGGCCATCGGCGGGGCCATGTTCTACCGCGTGGACGGCTCGGGCAATCGCGTGCCCGGACTCGTGTACTACGACGCGGCCACGGGCGGCGACAAGTCCACCGACGTTATCTCACAGTTCGACGGAACCGTCGTTCCCAAGAAGTACATGGCCGGCTTCTTCGAGGCGATGGGACCAGGCGGCCAATGGCCGACCCACATTCGGCTTTACGCGCCCACCCAGAACGAGCATTCGGCCGAGAACACGGACTTTGCTCTTGGCACCTACGGCGTCGCCAAGGCCAACATCCTTGCCATCATCGACGCTGTCAATGCGCTCTACGACCTCTACGGCAAGCCCCGCCCCAAGATTCTCATCGACTCCGGGCACCAGACCGGCTACACGAACGCCAAGACCATTCTGAAGGAACTGGCATGCTACGAAGCCGCGCAGGAGCGCCTGTGCCACTACATGAGCACGTTCCAGCTCGGGCCGAAGAACGCTTCGGACGCCGGAGCCGTGACGTTCTACACCAACCCGCCGTCGGACGCGGTTCATTTCGGCATTCCCGACACCACCGAGGCCAAGGGCAACGGCGAAAGCATCATGGCCGCCGCTCAGTGGGGCGCGATGGTCATGTCCGTTGACGCTCCCACCAGGCCTCGTATCGCACAGTACGCAGCATAAGGACAGCCATGAACAAGAACCCTACCTCCCGGCGCGTGAACAACGGCGAGCGCCGGCTGCTGTTGAACAACAACACCGTCGGCTCCTTTGTGCTTTCTGAGGGCCTGTACGGTCGCGAGTACCTGACATCCACGATCAAGGGCATGATGTCGTGCTCCCCGATCAGCACAAACGAAGGCGAACCGCTCTTCACCGGAGCCATCATTCGCTTCTTCGGCAAGGACGCCGCCGGCAAGAGTTTCAAGTTCCGCATCTGGCTTTGCAAGAACGCCGGCAGCAATGTACGCGTTTCCCTCCTTGGCGCTGGCGTTGCCACACTCGGAACCAAGACCGGAATGGCCGGGTCGCCCGTTGGTGCCGCCGACATGCACGCTCACGGCATTACGTTCGCATTGGCGACCACGGGATCGACACCACGAGGCCCTGGCGCGCAGCTCTACACGGCGCTCGGAGCGACGGTCCAGATTCACTCGCCCCTCAACAACGAAGTGGCCGAGCTGCTTCTCCCCGAGCTGTGCTCTTCCAGCGACATCCTCATTGAGTTCGAGTTCAATGATGCCACCGAGGCCAACGCCTCCGTCGAGTTGATCGGCTAATGAACAAGCTGCAAGCGGTCCAAGAGATCGTTGACAAGATCGGGCTGAATGCGGCATCAGCACTCGACACCGGCGGATCGAGCGACATGGGCGTTGCGGAGCGATGGCTTGACCGCGAGGAAATGGCGGTCCAGGCCGAGGGCTGGCACTACAACACCCGGCGACGCACCGAGTTCTCTCCCACGCTCTACACGTTCGACAACGCGTCTTGGACCGAAGCGTCCAAGACCCTTCAACAGACTGGCAAGTTCGCCAACGCCACGAGCGGGCAGACACTGACGATTCTGGTCGGCGGCGTGCCGGGCGACTACGTCGTGGATTCGCTCGTCTCGAACGACGCCGTCATTCTGACCGAAAGCATGAACGGCGGCGGCGGCAACATCGCTTCCGGCATCTCGGGCCAAGCGAAGACCAACGCGATCATCCTGCCTGACTATGTCCTGGAAACGGACACCAACTACACGGATGAATGGCGGGACATGGCCAAGCGGGGCCGGCGACTTCTTGACCTCGACAACAACACCACGCAGTTCTCTGAGTCAGTCACGGTGGAGTACATCGAGCGCGTGCCGTTCGCGTGCATTCCTCCGCAGATTCAGCGGTACATGCTGTTCAGGGCGGCGCTGGAGTTTGCGGCCCAGCGTAAGTCCGATCAGTACCCAGCAATCAAGCGACAGATGGAGTCTGTGAAGACCCAGGCCAAGAACTTCAACGCTCGCTGCAAGGACGCCAACTTCCTCCGTCGTCCCGACTCCCTTTCAACGGTCCGCAGCGTGAGCCGCTGGACTTCTCAGATCGACGTGATGCGACGAGCCTAGCCATGCCAACAACCACCCCCGGCGCTTGTAGCGGCACCGTGGGCTTCTCGTTTGGCGACGGCTCGGACGGAACGGTGTCGGAATCCGACACCGGATGCTGCGATCGCCGGGCGACGACCAGCACAACAAGCTCTTCGACAGCAACGACCACCAGCACGACTACTACGCCGGGGTCTACGGCCTCGCCGACTACCGACGGTCCGCCGATTACCACCACAACGCCGCCCCCGACGACCACGACCACAACGCCGACAACCACTACGCCGGCATCGACCCCAACCAGCACGACGGGGACAACCACCACGGCGACGACAACAGCCCCACCAACAACCACGCCGGCGTCAACCCCCAGCACAACGACCACGGCCGCTCCAACAACAACTACCACGCCTCCGGCGACTACGACGACAACTCCGCCAACGACCTCCACTCCGCCGAGTACGCCCGTGCTCACAACTGACGAGCCGCCGATCACAACCGGGCATACCATCAGCACCTCTGACGAGATGTGATCACATGACTCGGATTTCTGTTGCCATCGCAGCGCTGAATGAGGGAGAACAGCTCCGTGCAACGATTCAGTGCATTCTGGCGTCGAAGACAGTCCCGGACGAGATCGTTGTTTACGACGACTGTGGTGTGGTTCCTGCCAATGTTCGGGGGCTTGGTCCGAAGGTTTCGGTTCATCGAGGAAGGGCCCGCATTGGTTCTGGTCCTGCTAAGCATCGAGCCGCCGAGTTGTGCTCGGGCTCGCTGGTGATCTTGATGGACGGCCATTGCCGTCCGGCCTACGACTGGCTCTGCCACATCGCAGACGAGCATCGCCGGCACCCTTGGGCCGCCCTGTGCCCGGTGTGTGTTGGGATCGGAAGCGAGGACTACCGCGCCAACGCGTTCCGAGGGATGGGCGGAAAGCTTGTCTTCGAGGACAAGGGCTTCTGGGCCACGCGATGGAACGAGCCAAAGAGCGGACCACTCAGCTACCCGGTTCAGACCGTAATCGGCGGCTGCTACGCCATTCCTCGCCGGCTGCTTGACAGGATCGGCGGGTATGCACCTGCCTACTTCGGCTACGGCGTTGAAGAAGAGTTCATCGGACTTCGGAGCTGGTTGGTTGGTGGCGAGTGCCGCGTGGTTCCCCGCGCCGTCGTCGGCCACTGGTTCAATCGCCCGATCAACCGCAAGACGGCCGACGGTGCAAAGCAGTTTGGCTGGGAACAGCACTTCAACTGCCACGTTGCCGCGATGGTTTGCTTCGAGGATGGCGTCTACAAGAACGTCTTCAAGCCACGGCTTGACAGAGCCTGGGCCGATCCGCAAATGCTCGCCCGGCTTGATTCGGCGGCCAACGAAATCGCAAAGGCCCGCGACCGCATTCAGCGGAATCGACACTTCACCGATGCCCAGCTCAATGAGCTGATTGGCATCTCAATCCCACAAGGAGTCTGACAATGGCCGTTGGTCTTACCAAGGTTCAGGCCGTGAGCCGAATGCTCATGTCCGTCCGCTCTGGCCGCGTTAGCGTGCTTGACAGCGGTGGCACTTCAGACGCCGCTGAGGCCGAGGTCATTCTCGACCAGGTCACAGACTCATTCATCGTCGCCGGGCATCCGTCCACGACCAAGGCCGCCCAAATCTTCACGGCCAGCGCCGCTGGCGAAGTGGATGTCGGGGCGAGCCCGGTGATCCTGGCTGTTCGCGGTGTCGGCCGGCAGGCTGGTCGGAAGCTCACGCTTCGGGGCACCAAGGTCTACGACGAGGCGTACGGCTCGACGCAATGCTTCGCCAATGCCGAGGGCAACATCATCCTGGACCTCCACTACAAGCCGAGCAACGTCGCTCCCGACGACTTCGAGCTGCTTGATCCGGGGATGAAGATCAGCATCGTTGACGAAGCGGTTCGTCAGTACCGAGCCCTTCGTGCCCCGGACCCGTTCATGGATGCCGCTCTCGCTCGCATTCAGCAGGGCAACCAGGATGCCGGCGTCGGCAGCACCGACCGCCGCGTCGAACGCCCCGCCAACCCCACCCCGACCGGAACCGTTGTCGTCACTCCGCAGCGCCGTAACCCGCTCCAGTAAGCCATGCCATCCAAAGCCAGTCTCGAACCGGTCCCGCTCATCGGCGGCATCTCTCAGCAGCACGACACTCTTCGGCCCCCGACGCACGTTCCCGATGCCCAGAACGTGCTCTTCGATTTGAGTGTCGGCGCTCGCAACAGGCCGGGGACCGTGTTTGATCGCAAGTTCACGGCGGCACCAAACTCAGACCTTGGCCTGGACATCTGGCGATGGAATGAGTCCGAGCGGTACATCATTGTTCGAGGCTCCGGTGGCGGCGCTCCGATCTTCCGCATCTTCCGCGACGGCGGCGACGAAGCGGCCGTCACGATTTCCGGTGCGGCGTCGGCCTACCTTGGCTCTGGCGGGGCCGGTTCGGCAGACCTGAAGTTCTGTCCCCAACCGTCCTATGCACTCGCAATCAACTCGACGGTCGCAGCCGCGCTCACAACCACGGACAGCTACACCATCGAGCGGCACCGCCCCACCTACCGCGACCTCATCGGCTACACCACCACGACCGGCAACCATCTACAGACGGACGAAGACGACGCCAGCGCCGACAAGGGGTTCTACAAGTACGATCCGGGCACCTACAAGGCCTCGATCATCAACTTCCCGACCGTGACCGACTCCTGGTCGATCAACAACGGTTTCTACGACGACGCGACTGGGGCACCATGCGGCTTCCGCATCGCTTTCCGCCGAGTGAAGTTCGCGGGCGTTGTCAATGCGGCCTGGGACAACACCGCGAAGACCCTCACGCTGGTCGGGGCGTTTGCCACCTACTTCGCCAACGCGCGTTCTGGCGACATGATCAACCTGACGGTCGGATCGGCGGGTGCGGCGCTGGCTGGCTGGCAGAGGATCGGCACGGCAAGCGCAAATGTCCTGACGCTCCCCGAAGCCAACGCCGCGAACGGAACGGCAAGCTCCAACTTCACCGACGCCTTGTATGGCGAGACGAACAACGCACGTATCGGCATCATGGTTGAAGTCAATTTGGACTTCACCAAGATCGCCGTCCAGTCGATGCACGACATCGCCAACGAGATTCAGAAGGCGATGCAGAACGCGGGCGCGAGCAACGCCGGATGCGTGTGGGTTCCTCAGTCAAGCGGCGGAGCGTTCCAGGTCACGGGACCATTCCTTGGCGACAACGCGGTAACCTACGCGCCGGTCGCACCGACGCTCACTGTCGGGGCCACGGGCGACCTCACGGCGGCGGGCCGTCCGTTCGCTTCTCCAGGAGCGCCAGGAATCTTTCCCGGCTCTGGCGGCGCAGCGCCGGACGCTTCCGACACCGCGTCGCTGGCTTCACGCTGGACACGTCAAGCCGCTCCGAGCCAGGCGGCTGGCAAACCGTCTCCGACGACAATGCCCATGTATGTCAACCGCTCAGCCGCCAACACCTTCGATGTTGATGTGACAGCGTGGGCACCGCGAACCGCAGGAGACAGCACGACCAACAAGGGTGTGGACCTGATTCGTACCGGTCAGAAGATCACCGACGCGGTCACGCACCAAGAACGCCTGTTCCTTTCTGGCGGCCCGTATGTTGCCTCTTCCCGAGTCTCGGACAACCTCGACTTCTGGGTCGCAAACCCCGCTCAAGTCGTGGACTCAGACCCGATCTCGAAGAAGATTCCGGGTCGATACCAGGGCACCGTCAGGTCGTTGCTGACCTGGAACGACGTGCTCGTAGTGTTCCACGAGTCGGGCCAGTTCGAGATGTCCTCTGGCGACGCGGGACTTACGCCGACGACCGCACAGCTCACCAGAAGCACGACCTACCCGACCGGCAACGTCCACCCGCAGGCGAGCAGCACCCAGCTCTTCTTCGTGTCGGTTTCCGACACTTCGATCAATGCTCAGTTGTACGAGTACGCGTACAACGACATTCGGGCCGCGTCCGAGGCGTCTCTGATTACGGCCCACGTTCCGACCCTTCTCCCGGCAAGCATTCGCGGCGTTGCATCGGTCCCGGCGACACAGTCGATCCTGGTTCTGCCTTCGAGCGGATCGACGGTCTTTGTGTACCGCTTCCACTACGACGGTGCCGACAAGGTCCAATCAGCCTGGACGAAGCTGGTCTTTGATCCCGGCTATCGCATCGCCGGAACCGCCGCCGACGACACCCGATTCTGGCTGTTGGTGGAGAACACGTCTGTCTTCACCGTCGCGGCCGGCGCTCTCGGCTTGACCATCCCGGCTCACGGGTACGTTGATACGAACCCAATCGTGTTCAGCGAGTCCACCACGACGCCGAGCGTGAACGGGACCAAGTACGTCAAGCGGCTCACCGCCGACACCATCGCCATCTATGACGATGCCGGCCTGGTCACGGCCACAACGCTGTCCGCCGGCGGAACACTCCGCTGGCACACCGGCGACTACACCCTTGAAACGCTCTCGCTTGCAGAGCCGGCAGCGCCGTCCGGCTGGCCCTGCTCGGTCCACATGGATCGACAGCTCACACTGACAGGCGTGTATGCCGCCGGCAAGACCACCTTCACGCTTCCCAGCACGCCCGCCACTGTCCCGCCTGGCGGGGGGCAGTTCAACGGGTTCGGGTCCACCCTCAACTACATCGTGCTCGGCCCCGCGTTTGGTGTGGATGCTGGCAAGGTTATTGCCATCAGCGAATACGGGACCACCTACGTTCGCGTGACTGGCGACTACTCCGCCGGCCCCGTCATGCTGGGACGGTTCTTCTCCTACTCGATGGTCCTGCCTCGCCCGATGGTTCGGAACGGTCGCTCGCGGCCCAACATCGCGCCCGTGACGCTGGTGTGCGGCCTGACCTTGGCCTACAAGAACTCGTGCTCCTGGAGCGTTCGAGTTGATCACCCCGGCGTCATGACGCGGACCAGGACCTTCGACAACGTGACCACCCCCAAGTCGGGCGAAATGTTCACGTTGCTTGGCGGGGAGTCGGGCAAGTCGATTTGGACCCTGAGCGACGCAGGCAACGACAAAGCCGTTCGGCCTGCATCCATTGTGTGGGTCCAGTGGGAAGTTGAACAGTCAGAACCGATTTCGGAGGGTGGTTGAATGGGCGTTGAATCCATCGCCTTGCCGCTCTTGCTATCGGCGGCTGGCGCGGCGACCAGCTACATCGGTGCCGCCCAGCAAGAGAAGCAGGCCAAGAAGGCGCAGAAGTCCACGAAGCAGGCTGCCGCCGTCCAGACCACACAGCTCAACGACCAGGCCGCTCTCGAACGCGCGAAGGCACTCCGACAGTCTCGTGCCATTCGGGCAAGGGCACTGGTGTCGGCGGCGTCGTCTGGATTCGGAACCGATTCGGGCGACGTTGACCAGCTCCTGCAGGCGCTTGCCAGCGACACCGAAATCAACCTGGACGTGATCGACCAGAACCGCGACAACAACGTGGCCCTGGTCAACTCCCGTAAGGATGCCGAGCTTGCGTCGATCCGTGCCAAGGAATCCAGCCCGTTTCTGGACGCTTTCACCGGCCTTTTCGGTGGCGCTCAGCTCGGTCTTGGGATTCAGTCTGGAATCGACGGGATCAATGACAGGGCCGATGCGGCGAAGCTTCTGGCCGAACAGAAGGCCAAAGCCGGGAATGGGGTGTAATGAGCCAGTTTCCTCTTGAGGGCGGTCGCCCGTCGTCGTCCAGTTTGCGCCACCAGCGCCCCCAAGATCGGAGCACCCTTGGCATCACGGAAGACCTGAACGCGCCGGGACTGATTCCGACGACCACTGTTGAGACAAAGAACCAGGCGATGGCGAACCAGCTCGCCCGCGCCCTTGGTGTTGCCGGACAAACGGTCGAGCAGGCTGGTCAGATTGCGGCCCATGAAGCGGCCAGGATGAATCGGCAGTCGGCTGCGATCCAGGAGGCGCTGGACAAGAAGAGGGCCGAGATCGCGGCGGCGGACAAGGGACAGGGATCGTTGGCGGCCCGGTCGATCACGCCGGACCTGGAGCGGCAAATCGTCATGGGCGAGCTAGCTCCGCCGCCCGACACAAGCGACGAGGCGTTCGCTGACCAGCTCATCTCATCGCACACCGATGGGCTCAGCCAGGACTACGCCGACGCGTACGCGTCACACGCGAAGCCCCAGATCATGCAGGCGCTGTCAAAGCGCCGCGAGCAAGGCATTGAGCTTGCTGCGAAGCAGAACCAGGACCTGATTCTTGGGAGTCTTCCTCTCGCCAAGTCGTCTTCCGATCTCGCCGAGCTTTCGGCGCTTCTTCGGAGCAACAATAACAAGCTCACGGACCAGCAGGCGAAGGCCCAGGTAGTTTCTAAGGCCATCAGCAACGCCGTTGACCTTGCGGGACAGGATACAAAGGCGGCCGAATCAGCACTGAAAGCCGCCGAGGTCTTTGGTGGTGATGCGTTCGGCCCGGACATCGCCAGCGCACGCACCAAGATTCAGGCCGCCGTCATTGAGAAGACTCGGAAGGATCAAGCCTTCGTTCTTGACGGGTTCAAGACCAGGCTTGGACTCGGCGAGCCACCGGAATCTGTCTATCCCGACGCGGTCAAGGCTGCAAAGGAAGGCAAGATCGATGGCGGCGACCTCTTGTCGATGCGGATCAAGTTCGACGAAGAGCGGAAGGCGAAGGAGGCAGAAGCCAAGAAGCTCCTGGACCAGACATCGACAGACGCCTGGAAGTCCCAGGTTTCCAGCGTCGTCGGCGCATACATGGACGCGGGAGATCAGACGGGCGGAGCTGCACAGCTCCCAGCCAAATTTGAGTTCAAGACCCCAAGCGGAAAGATCGAGTCCGTTCCGCGTCAAGAGCTTGTCGAAGCGAAGGTGAATGAACGCTTCGCCGACATCGACAGCACTTCTCTGTCCCTTGACGACAACCTCTCTCGCAAGCTGGACTTCTTGACCAAGCAGAGCGGCAAGGCAACCTACGCCCCGTGGGCCGCGTCTCTCAACGGCATCGCCACTCAGGCCCTCCGTGCCGATGCATCGAGCGAGAACGTTCCGGACGCGGCGATCCAGGCCGTTGACCTGTACGAACGACTCTCCGCCAAGAAGGCTTACGGCGTCATCAACGACCATCTGACCGACGATCAGAGCCGCAACATGCTCCGACTCGTTGACGCGGTCAAGACTCACCTTCGCGGCGGAGCGGATGGCATTGGCATCACCACGCAGGACGCCATTGCCGCCGTCGTGAAGGCTTCTGGCACTCGCGGCCTGAGCCGGTTTGCTCCGGTTCCGCTGAACGAGATTGGTGTACGGGACGCTGCGGACGAGGTCATGGGCAACTTCTCCAAGGCCGCCAACAAGGACCAGATCGAGCAGATTCTGAGCGAGAAGGCGGGCATGTACCGATCGCTCGCCGGAATCAATGAACAGTCCGCCGTCGAACGCGCCGGCAAAGACCTTCTCGAAGACATGAAGATCATCGACGGCCAAGCCGTCTTTGTTCGCGGACGGAACATTCCGCCCGACATGGAAGAGCTCGGCAAGGCGATCAAGCAGTCGTATGTCGCCGCACACGGCAAGGCAAATGGACTGTCGGAATCCGACATCTCCCTGTTCATCGACCCCGTCTCTGGACTCGTGACTGTCCAGACCGCCGGCGGCGTGATCCCCAGCAACGCGCCCGCACTGACGCTGTCCGATGCCCAGCGTCTCAGCCAGTTTGCGAGCCGCATCCGCGAGTCTGACAAGCGCGTGAAGCTGATTGAGTCAGCGGCTTTGGACCGCACCGACGACCTGGAGCTGGTTGGTGCCGGAACCAGGCTCTATCGCCTCATGTTCCGCCCCGACCGAACGACGCCGGAAGACCGCAAGGCGATCGACAAGACCATCCTGGATGCGATCAAGATTCCGGAGGACGCCTCCCCCGAGCTGCAAGCGATCATGCTTCGCATCTCTCAGCAGCGGGAGAAGAAGTAGCACATGAGCGCATTGACCACCGCCGGACCGACGATTGCCAACCTCATCAGCGGTGCTGGAAAGCCACAAGAAGCCGCCAGCAAGCTTTCCGGATTCGTTCCGCCGGCGATGCCCACGACCGTCTCGCCAAAGGCACCAACTGCTTCGCTAGGGAAGCAGGTTGTCGATTCGATTGGCTCTGAGTGGTTTCCGTCATTCCTGCTTCGTCAGATCGAACGAGCTGGACCGGCCGATCCCACCTTCAAGGGTGTGTTCCAGGACGACGACAACTTCCATCGCTACACCGAAGGTCTTTCACCGGACTTTTGGTCGCCTTTGGCAAACGCCACGAGCGACCGCGAGGCGACCATTATTCACAGTCAGATGCAGAAGCTTCAGGGTGCCCGCCAAGAGCTTGCAAATGCCGGATGGACCGGGACCGCGCTTCGACTTATAGCGTCTGTTACCGATCCGGCGATGATCGCTCTTGGTGCAGCCACTGGCGGCGCTGCTTGGGCCGCAAAAGGCTCACTGGCCGTCCGCATGGTCAAGGGCGGTCTGCTTGCATCGGCAAGTGCCGTTCCCTTTGAAGCGTACATGGCGAGCCAGGACCCGCAGCGAGACAACGGAGACGTGCTTCGTGCGGTCGCGGGCAGTTTCGTTCTTGGCAGCGGATTCACCGCGCTTGGAAGCGCCTTGAAGTTGAGCAAGGCCGTGAGGTCGATTCAGGATGACGCGATCATCCACGACATGATCGGCTCAAAGTGGTCGATGGGCGCGTCCAGCCCCGGCGAGTTCTGGTCGCCGGAAGTGCGAGCACAAATCCGCGAGAACCTGCTTTCCGAGAATGGACGGGCTCGCTTCAAAGAAGGGCTCGATCCGAACGCCAAGCGAGGGATCGTGGACATGATGATTGAGGGCTCTGGCCTTGATCCGCTTGAGCACGCCGATGTGATCGAAGGCATGAAGGCTCTTGACCCAGACGAGTTCTTGCAGCGATGGGTTCAGGCCGATGAACCGGTGAACGTCCACGTCGCTCCGGAAGTTCTCGCGGCCGACGATGCAGCTCAGTCGGCGGCGTCCCCTCCGACGGGCGGAACTGGCGGAGCGGCCGTGCCGGCCCAAGCCGGCGGCGGGGTTCCAGCGCCGGCCGGAAGTGGCGGCGCGGCAGCTCCCCCGGCTCCGCCTCCCCCACCACCCAAGGACGCTTTCGGATTTCAGCCCAAGCACGTTTCCTCCGCTCGCTCCGACATGGCCGGAGTCCGCCTCGACATCGCCTCTCTGCTTGGTGCGTCGGAGAGCCCGACCATGCGAATGGCACTCCGCTACGGCGCTCAGGACGCGCTGCTTGCGAAGCAGGCCAGCGGGGCGAGCAAGGGCAAGTTTGTTCCGGCAACCGACTCGGCGACCGAGTGGATTCGTCGCGAGTATCGCCGCCAGGTCGGCAACATGGCGACCACCTACAACACGCTCTCGGACCGCTTCTACGAGGCCAACGGCGGCAACTGGCTCAAGGCCGGAAAGATCAAGCGTCAGTTTGACGACTCGGTCGCCCGTGCTGTGCGAAGCGACCAGGCGTATCAGCTCGCCACCGGAGCGGTGAAGGAGGCCGCCGACGTTGTCCGTGAACACATGAACTACGTCCTGCAGGTCGCCAAGTCCCACGGTGTTGAGGACGCTCTTTCCGTCACTGGCGATGCCAACTACCTGACCCGCCTCTGGAGCCGGTCCGCAATCACGAAGTACCAGGCCAAGCACGGCGCTCCGTTTGTCAACGAACTTCTCTCGGGATCGATCCGGTCGATGTACCCGAACATGAGCGCATCGGTTTCCGACAAGGTCGCCGAAGGCATGCTCAAGAAGATCATGCGGTACGGCGAGCACCTGGACGTGGACAATGCCCGCCTCCACAACATGGGTCCGGAGACGCTTCGAGACATCCTCACCAACGAAGTCAGCGGCATCTCTCCCCAGGAAATCGATCGCGTTCTGGCCCAGGCCGTTGACACGAAGCACGCCGGCGTTTCCACCAACCGGCTCCGCGAACGCACGGTGCTTGACGAGACGCACGCGATCCGCGCCGCCAACGGCGATTGGGTGCAGCTCCAGGACTTGCTGGAGAACAGCACCCCGAAGCTTGTGTCGCTCTACACGCGTCAGATGCTGGGAGCGTCGGCCGAGGCGGAGATGCTTCGGGGCATGAGCGCCGCGACCGGCAAGCAACTCCGGTCCTACGAGGATCTTCGCGGGTTCGTGGAGAAGGAGCTTTCCTCCATCGGCATTGACAAGGCTCGAGCCTCCCGCGAGCTGAAGACCCTCGACATCGTTCGCGGCCACATTCGCGGTCTTCCCACGGGTGCCGTGCTTGGCGCAATCACCGGCGACTCGCAGGCCGGCAAGGTGCTCCGCATCCTTCGCGGGTACAACTACGTCAGGTCTTCTGGCGGCTTCGGCATTGCTCAAATTCCCGAGTTTGTCGGCGCTCTGGCCGAGCCGGGAATGAAGGTCATGGCTCAGCAGATGCCCGTTCTGGCCGATGTCTTCAGTCGCGCCAAGACCGGCAAGCTCACCAACGAGTTCCTTGCCGAAATCGAAGCCATTTGGGGATCGGGCATCGACCACCACATCGAAGCGTTCTCCGGGCACCTAGACGACTTCGGCACCGAGTTCGAGCAGGGATTGACCCGTGCGGAGCGGACGCTTCACTCGCTCAACAGGAAGGCGTCAATCGCATCCGGGTTCACGGCGATCGACAGCGCCGCTCGCAAGTGGGCCGCCGTCGCGGCCGTGCAGCGACTGGCCAACATCGCCGCCGGCCGCAAGGTCAGCCTGAAGCGGCTCTACGAGCTCGGCTTGAATCAGACGCAGGCACAGCGGGTCTTCGATCAGATCAACAACCCCAACATCGTGGAGACGGTTGAGGGCGCGTTCGGCCGTCGCGTCAAGCGGATCAACTTCAACAAGTGGACCGATCCGCAGGCCAAGGCGGACTTCATTACCGCCGTCGATAAGTGGGCCAACCGCGTTGTGCAGACCAACGACATTGGCTCATCCAACCGCTTCATGACGGACGAGCTGGGAAAGACCATCGGCCAGTTCCGTTCGTTCGTGATGAACGGCTACGCGAAGAACACGCTTCACCGGCTTCAGATGCACGACCAGGAGGCCGCACAAGGGGCCATCGCGGCGTGGATCGGCGGATCGCTCGCGTTCATGGGCCAGACCTACATCGCTTCCGTGGGCCGCCAAGACGCCGAGAAGTTCCGGGCCGAGCGGCTGACTCCGTCCAGCATCGCACTCGTCGGCTGGTCGCGTTCCGGCTGGGGATCGATCCTCCCCGGCGTCATCGACAACGGCTTGTCTGTGGGCGGGTTCGATCCGCTCTTCAAGTTCGGCCGCTACTCCGGATTGGACACCACCGGCGCGGCCCAGAACCCCACCGGACAGCTCATCGACTCAGGCGTTCGCACCGTGAGCGCCGGCGTCAAGCTCATCCGCTCAGGGCTCGGCGGCAAGAAGCACAGGCTCAGCCAGGCCGACACGCGATCGTTCGTCAACCTCCTTCCCTTCAACCAGGTCGTCGGCATGAAGAACATGCTTGACTCGTTCGTGACATCGAGGCCCAAGAACCAATGAGCTTCCAAAAGCAAATCTCCGAGCTGGCCGACAAGAAGCTCTTGGACTGGCTCCAGAACGGCAAAGAGCAGTTGCTGGAAGACGGGCGGTCCGTGCGCCGCGACCTCACGGCCGCCGAGATGACGTGCATCCTGAAGCGGCTGGCACAGCTTGGCGTCAACGCCATGCCCGTCAAGGGCTCCGCCGCCGGCAACCTGGTCGAAGCGGCCCGAGCCAATCTCACCGGCTTCAAGTTCAAAGGAAAGCCCGTTCTTCCTCCGGTCAACACGGAAGACGACGACGCCGCAACCGGCTCCGGTTGAGTGTCGGAATCCGACAAGCTGAATGAATCTCGAACCGTCCCGCTCGTGGCTTGAAAGGCTGGCGGAGTACGAGATTCCAGACGAAGACCGCGAGGACTTTGAGAACCCATACAGGTTCGCACACCGGCTCTGCAACGATTTCAGCTTCTTCATTCGCGCCATCTGGATTGATCGCGGGCTCTACAAGGTCGCCCCCCTCTCCTGGTTCGAGCTGGACATCGCGGATTTCATGGCGAACGGCCCGCGACGCCGCGAGGTCCTTGCCTTCCGAGGCGAGGGCAAAACACACCAGGTCGCGGCCCTGTGCTGCTTCCGCTACCGCCGCGATCCGAAGCGACAGATCATCCTCATCTCCAAGTCCGAGGGTGCGACCAAGAAGACCCTTCACCTGGTTCGCAACTGGCTTGACACGGTCTGGTTCCTCCAAGACCTTGCACCCGTCGCCGGCCAGCGTGACGCCGCCACCTACTTCGACGTTGGCGCGCTCGAGGGAATCGACGAAGGCAGCCGCCAGCAATCCATGTTCGCCATCGGACTTGGCGGCCAGCTCGAAAACAACCGAGCCCACACGATCATCGGCGACGACATCGAAACCAAGGGCAACTCCCGCACCATCGAAAGCCGCCTGGAAATCCGCCGGCTCTGGGGCGAGGCTTCGCTGGTCGTCTACCCCGACCGCCCACACGACCAGGGCGGCCCGGTCGATCCGACCGAGATCGTCGTCATCGGCACGCCAAAGACCGAAGAGACGATCTACAAGGACTTCATCGACCAGGGCTACGAGTGTCGCGGCTACCCCATCGCGTACCCCAACGCGAACGAGAAGGTCATTGCTCTTGCTCCCATTCTCCAGGAGCTGCTTGACACCGGAGCCGTTCAGCCAGGCGAGCCGACCTGCCCCCACCGCTTCGGCACCGACGAGATCAAGATGCGGCGCTCGGAGGGCTACACCGAGTTCGCCCGCGAGTCGATGCTGATCGCGGACCTTGCCGAGTCCAACACACACCCGCTCCGGTTGCGGGACATGATCATTCATCCGGTCCACCGCGACATCGCGCCCCTGCGAATCGCCTGGGGCGTCGCGGATCACAACGGCTCCACCGCCATTCCGGGCACCGAAATCCCTTCGATGGGACTCGGAGACGATCGCCTTCACCGGCCGATCTTCGTCGAAAAGGAAAACTGGCAGCCCTACGCCGGCACCCGCGCCGGACTCGACCCGGCCGGTCGCGGCACAGACAAGACCGGCCTGTCGATCGTCTCGCATCTCGCCGGCATGTTCTGGTGTAAGGCCGTGCTCGGCCTTCCCGGTGGCATCGAACCCGAGAAGCTGGAAACGATCGCCAGCACGCTCCGCCAGCACGACGCCTCCATCGTCACGATGGAAGGCAACATCGACATCATGGGCTCGTTCGAGTCCGTGCTGAACATCGCAATCCAGCGACTGTCCGTCCGGCCTGGCGAAGATTCACGCTTCCCCGACGGCTGGTCGTGCAAGATCGTTCGCGTTCATTCCAGCGGCCAGAAGGAAGTCCGCATCATCGAGTGCCTGGAACCCCTGCTGTCCACGCACCGCATGGTCTTCGACCCATCCTGCGTCATGCCGGCGCGTCCATACGTCCAGTCCAACGACTTCCAGCACCAACTCACTCGCCTCACCAAACAGCTCAAGTGCCTGCCCGAAGACGGCAAGATCGATTCGCTCGCCCTTGCAATCCGCTCCTGGCAGTCCGAGGCCGGCATCGACCCGAAGATGTCAGCAGCACGCCGCGAACAGAACAGTCTCCAGGAACAGCTCCGTCGCGTCTACGCGCTCGCACGAGGCCCGGAACACAAGTCCGTCTGCACATCGCCATCATCGCATCGCGGCGCGGGACAACAGCGGCGAAAGTGAACGCAGCACCGGTTTTCAAATCGTGGCTCAGCCACAGAAAGTGAGTTCTCATGACCCCGCAGAAGCCCAGCAATGGGCGAATTGTTCATTTCATCCCCGCCTCCAAGGAAGACGCGAGCGGCAAGCACGGCCAGCCCTACGCGGCTGTCGTCACGCACGTCTGGAGCGACAACTGTGTCAATCTCGGCGTGATCCAGGACGGCTCGTTCCCGCTCGTGAACCTCAGTCCGACCAGCGTGAGCCAGTCCAGCGATCCGGACAAGCCCATGCCCGGCACTTGGCAGTGGCCGGCCCGAGCCTGAAACACCAACCGGCACCGCACCTACCGGAGCGGTGTCGGATTCCGACACATCACCAGGAACATGACCATGCCATTCAATCTCGGCGACGTGGTTCGCTACAAGACCGGCGGGCATTCAGACGGCTTTGTCCGGGGCCGCATCTCTGCCATCGAGGTCTACACAGACTTCCACGGCACACGCACCTGGATTTACGTTCGCTGGTTCGACCCGGACGGCATGCCCAAAGACGATCACGCAAAGTTCGCCGCACAAGAGCTGGAACTGGTCCCCTGAATGTTTTGGCCGCCGCATTGGGGAGGGGGTCGTGGGCCGAACCCCCCACCCGACCCTCCCCCCGTGGGGGCCGGCCAACGCGGGCGTTCGCTACCTTCCCGCGTTGGCGGCCCGGTAGAGCCGGCGGCGGCCCGATCCCGGCTTGCCTAGCTGAAGTCAACTCCAGCGTTTGCAAGGACTTGCACCGCCATTGTGCCGGGGTTTGTGTCTCTACAGGCCGCCGGCCTGGAAGCGGCCCGAAACGTGGTGCAAGGCCGGCCGAAACATCGGCGACACAAGGGAGGACTTCGACCCCGCTTCTCCCCGCTCCGCTTGGCTTGCTGCTTGTGTCCTGCTTGCTCTGTCCTTGTGCCTGGTTCCTCCCCTGCTTTTTTCGTGCCTGGTGAGCCGGCATGAAACTGGACCGAAACACGGACCAAAGCGGACACAACACGGACCGATCCTTAGGTTAGTGAGCCGGACCAGACAGGGACGGGGTCGGCTCCGGTTCCTGCTTCCGCACGGGGAAGGGGGCCGCCCCGAACCAGGACGGAAGGGGCTGGAAAGGGACAGGAAAGACCAGGAAAGGACGGTCCTGGACTGTCCTGGACAGGACTGTCCTGTCTGGGTTGTTTCAACTTTGTTTGAGAATAGTTGTAGACACTTCTTGACACTCTCGAAGAAGGCTGTACAGTCTTGCCGCTCTCCGGCCTGAAGCCGGCCCGGCCGACACCGGGTTATTGAAAGGGACTCCCAATGCTGTTTGACAAGTACGCCCCGAGCACCTGGACCGAATACGTTGGACAGGACCGCGCCGTTAGCCTGGTCCGCCGCATCATCGACCGGCCCGGATTCGACCGGGGCGCGTTCTGGATTGACTGCGCCGGCGACAACAACTCAGGCACGGGAAAGACCAGCCTTGCCCGGCTCATTGCATCGACGCTTGCCGATCCGATGAACGTCCAGGAAGTACCGGGCGCGAACGTCGATAAGGCCTGGTGCCGGGAAATGGCCGAATCGTGCCAGTATTGCACTATGGGGACCAGGCCTTTCCGGGTTTTCATCGTGAACGAATCGCATGCGATTAGTCCCGGCGCGGTTGACTTCCTGCTTGCGTTCATGGATCGGATGCCCCGAAACGTGGTCCTGGTCTTTACCACTACTCGCAAGCCGGAATCCGGCTTGTTTGGCACCGATGAAGGCCCGTTCTATTCCCGTTGCGTCCGGGTCACTCTCACAAACCAGGGACTCGCCAAAGCCTTCGGCGCTCGGCTCGCAACCATCGCGCGGGCCGAAGGCCTGGACGGGGGCCGCCCCGATGAATGGTTCCTGAAGCTTGTTCAGCGCACGAAAAACAACATGCGGGCCGCGCTTCAACTCGTTTGGTCCGGGGCCGCTCTGTCCGACCAGGACACCGAATCGGCCGCCGCTTGATCCGTCTTTCTGGCCTGGTTCCTAACGGAACCGGGCCGGCTTTCTGGTCATTCCGACCAGGACCGGGCCGACACCCGGACACCATGAAAGGGAATCCAATGGCAGGACCTACCTTCAGCTTGCGAAGCCCGCACTCTCAGGGGACTTTGCACGATTCCGCCGGCGCTCCAAAGACGCGCGGAGCCGGCGGCCGATTCGTCAAGCGGGATAACGGGACTTGGGGGCCGGCGACCGGCGAATCCGATCCGTCCGGCATCGAACCGCCGGCACCCGTTGAAGACGTGTCGGATTCCGACACCGATCCCGTAGCGGCCGCGCTTCGCGCCGCTCTGGATGCCAAGCAAGCCGAATCGAAGCAAGTCCGGGAAGTCCGGGCCGACCTGGAGCGCGTCCGTACAGAGTTGGTCAAGCTTCAGGAATCGTACCGGGACGTTCACGGGGGAATCCATACGCTGGCCGACTTGACCGGCAAGGCGGATAAGGGATTCGCCGATTCCATTGCGGCCGTTGAAGCCCGCATGAAGGCCGTTGAAGACACGACGGTAAAGACGATTCGCTTCCAGGTTGGCGAAGCAATCGGCCCCGAGATCAAAGGCGCTCGCCCCGAGTTGGCCGCCATTGTCCGTCGCATTCTGGCCGGCCGCCGCAATGTTTGGATGACCGGGCCGGCCGGCTCTGGAAAGACGAGCCTTGCCGCTCAGATTGCGGAAGCACTCGGCCGCCGGTTCGGCGCTCAGTCATTCGCCCCGGATATCACAACCGGCGCTCTGGTTGGTGGGGTGGACGTTTCCGGCACCTGGAAGGAAACCGCCTTTGTGGACTTCTACGAGCACGGCGGAGTCTATCTGCTTGACGAGATCGACGCGGCGGACGCGGCAATCCTGGTCTACCTGAATGCGGCCCTGGAAAACGGGACGCTTTACCTTCCCCGCCACAACGACCCGGCCCGCCGCATTATCAAGCGGCACCCCGAAACCGTCATCATTGGCGCTGCAAACACTTGGGGAACCGGCGCGGATGCTCAGTACGTCGGCCGCTCGCAGCTTGACGCCGCTTTCCTGTCCCGCTTCGCTCTGGCGAAGTTTGGGATCGGCTACGACGAGAAGTTAGAGGCGTCACTTTGCCCGGATCGGGCCTTGCTTTCCGAGTTGCACGCCATTCGCGGCCGGCTCCAGGACAACAAGATTCGCCGGCTTTGCGGCACCCGCGAGATCAAAGCGGCCGGCGAGTTGTTCGCGGCTGGCTTCTCCCAGGAAGAAATCATCGAAGCCCTTTGCACGGACTGGACCGAAGCCGAGAAGGCGAAGGCCATCCGATGAGAGTCCACACTTTCGATGCCACTACGGACGCGTTCGCCTATACAGACGGGACGAGCACAACCAAGCGGTTTGTCTGGACCGAGTTTGATTCGCTCGCGGACCTCATGGAAGCATCCGGGCCGGCACGCTACAACCGGGCCGACCTGGTCCGGTACAAGACGGAATACGTCCTGGTCGATCGCCGGGACCGGCGCGGCCGTACGCGGAAAGTAACCGTCCCGAAGTCCGTCCCGATCCCGAAACCGGACTATGAGCCGTGGCTAGCGGCCGAAATGGACATGGCCGATGCCTACACGTTCGGCGAGCACTTCCGGACGCTTCGCGCTACAAACCTCTCCCTGGTCGAAGGACGCGCCCAGCCGGCGACGGTCGAGGCCTACGAGCAACTACGCGGCAAGATTGACCAGATGCCGATCCCAGGCGGAGACAGCCAAATCACGACGCGCCGCCGGCGCGCCTGGTCCGATTCGGACGGGGAGCCGGACGCGGACCGAGTCAACCAGCAGCACGAGCACTTTCTAAGCCAGAACCGGCGCGGCAAGCCGCATCGAATGATTCGGCTTGGGATCAACATCACGCAAGGCATGTTCGACGGCCAGGAGGCATACGTCCGCGTTGCGGCCGAATGCGCCGCCGCCGCCGACCACCTGGAGCGGCTTGGGTATCCGGTTCAGATTCTCGGCTTGTGCCTGGTGTACAACACCAGCAGCGCCGACCACCGCGCCGGACACCTGGACCAATTCACTTGCCACACTTGGCCGGTAAAGCAGCCGACCGAACCAATGGACATTCAGCGCGTTCTGTCTATGGCTTCGCCTGGTTTGCACCGCTGGCACATCCGGGACGCGCTCCGTTATCCGGGCTTCTCTCTCCCGACCCCGCCCGAGGCCCTGGAGCGGATCGGCCTTGACCATGTTTTCGGCGAGCGTGAAATGACTTGGGCCGAGGCTTGGGCGGCAATCGCCGGCGGCATTGCCGGCGAGCCGATTGACGCCACGCCGGCCGAAGAATTGGAAGTCAAGATCAACAAGCCGAAGGAGCCGCCCGTACCAGTCGCGGCAGCGCCGGAACCGCCGCCGGCACCGGAAGCGACACCGGCCGAAGAAGTGTCGGAATCCGACAGCGAAGCGCCCGGCGGTTCACTGGCGGAAGCGATGGACCAGGCCAAGCAGGAGCCGGCCGCCGAAGAAGCACCGGCCCAAGAGCTTTCCGACGATCCCAGCGCCGAAGGCGAACGCGGGGAGGAAACCACGCCGGACCAGGCAGACGGGGAAGCCCTGAAGCCGACCGACGAGGAAGACGCGGACGCCATCACGCCCGGCGACGAGCCGGACCCGGAAGGCATCCCGAACGGAGAAGCGGCCGGCCCCGATGATCCGACGAGCGATGAAGCCTCACAGAAAGCCGGCGACGAGCAGGGAGAAAGCGACGAGGAAGGCGACCAGGACGGAGCCGAAGAAGGCGAGTCCAACCAGGAGGACGACCAACCCGGCACTGTTGAAGGCGACGAGCAGAGCGACGAGGAAGGCGAAGACGCCGAAGGCACGGACGACCAGGACGAAGAAGGCGACGCGCCCGGCGAGTCCGAGGAAGAAGGCGACGACCACGAAGCCGACGAGCCGGACGAGCCCGAGCAAGACCAAGAGGTAGAAGGCGCGGCCGACGAATCGCCAGAAACTGGCGACGAGCCGAACGAGCCGGAACCGACCCCAGAAGGCGACACCGAGGACGAATCCGACGAAGGCGAAGAAGCGACCGACGAGGAAGCCGATGAGCCCGAAGAGGAAGACCCCGAACTTGAAGCGGTGCGCCAGATGATCCAGGCCGCCGCCGAGAAGTCCAAGCAGCAAGCAGCCGAAGCCCGGCGACTCGCCGAGCAGATGGAAGCCCAAGCCGAAGACTGGACCAAGGCACTGGCCGCCCTGGACTCCCTGAAGAAGCGCAAGAAGTAAGCCGGCGGCCTGGAGCTTGACCGCTCCGGGCCGGCCTTCCCTTTCAGTCACCGCCCCGGCTCCCACAGAGCCGGGAGCCGGTTTGAGAAATGTTTAGAAAAGTTTGTAGGCAGGACTAGACAGAGCCGATCAGCTTTGTAGACTCACCTAACCACCCGGCCGACACCGGGATTTGAAAGGGGTTCGCAGATGAAAGTTTCAATCGACGAGAAGGCAAAGACCATCACCATCACGCTCCCGATCCAGGAGCCGAAGGCCAGCGCGAGCGGAAAGACGATGGTGATCGCGAGCACCAACGGCAACCGTCCGAGCGGTCAGCGCATCGGCTACGGGGACAAGGCCTGCGAAGTCGTCATCGGCGTCAACGCCTATTTCAAGCCCTGATCTGGGATCGGGGAAGGAGCGTCATCGTGATACCTGCAGCGCCCCCGCACCTGACAGGGTGCGGGGGCGGCTTCACCCGGCCGACACCGGGCATCACCACGAAAGGGGTCCAGATGGATTTGCACACGGATAGTCCGTTGGCGGTCGCGGCCGACCGCATGATTGACCAGGTCGCTTTGGACCTTGGCATTCCCGGCCCCAGCGCCGACGCCAAGGCCAAGGCCGGCCGCTTCCGCAGCATGGCCGAAACGATCGGCGAACGCATCCGCGACCTGAACGCTCCGCGTGCCGAGAACACGCCGAAGCGTGCCCGCGAGGCGATGGGCCGGCGACTGGAGGCCGCGAACCTGGAGCGTGCCGGCATGGCTCTGGTCACGATGGCCGCCGCCCTGGAGGCCGGCAACCTGCCAGCCGAATACCAGAGCATCAAGACCAGGGCGCAGGTCGAGGCACTGACCGGCAAGCGGAGCGAATCAACCAGCTACTACGTCGTGACGGAGTCTGCCAAGTACCGGGACGAATCGATCTATGCCAGCAACTTCCGGGCCTGGGTGAGCAGCCACAAGACCGAAGCCGACAAGGCCCGCGACGCCGACCAGGAGAATGCCCGCCGCATCGCTGACCTTGAGCGTGACGTGCGTTTCACCGACATTCCGGGTTTCTTTCCGACGCCTCCGGCCCTGGTTTCCGACATGATTCGGCTGGCCGACATCCAGCCCGGCATGAGCGTGCTTGAGCCCAGCGCCGGCAAGGGCGACATCGCGGACGCGATCAAGGCCGCCGGCTGCGATCCCCTCTGCTACGAGATCAACTACTCCCTTGGAGAAATCCTCAAGGCCAAGGGGCTCAAGCTTGCCCTGTTCGATTTCCTCAAGGTGCCCGACAGTTCGCCGCTTGTCTATGACCGCGTGCTGATGAACCCGCCTTTCGAGAACGGCCAGGACATGGCGCACGTCCGGCATGCCTTCGACTTCCTCAAGCCCGGCGGCCGGCTCGTCGCGATCATCTCCGCGAGTCCGATCTTCCGCGAGAACAAGGCGAGCACCGACTTCCGCGCGTGGCTTGAAGGCCTGGACTTTTCGCTGACCGAGAACCCCGATGGTTCATTCGTCGGCGCGTTCAAGTCAACAGGCGTCAAGACGTTCACCCTGATCATCAACAAGGCAGCATGACTGTCGGAATCCGACACCGAAAAGGACGCACTATGCCATCGCCAAAGAGCAATCGCTGGGACTTGACCGCAGAACACAAGGCGCAGATTCCTGATTGGAATCGTCGCTGGATCGACATCATCACGTCAACGGCGGCAATGACGAACGATGATCGACGCATCACCACCGAAGCCATTCGCGGCATGTACAAAGCCGCGAAGCTGAAAGAGCCAAGGATCGTTTTCGTATCTTCTCCGCTGCAAGCGGCGATCGTTGCGGGCGCGGCCGCCGCATGGTGGTACGAGAAGGAACACGGACAGATCGGCGTCAAGGCCAATGTTCCGGCCGCGACCGGGGCCGCGACCGGGGACGCGACCTGGGCCGCGACCGGGGACGCGACCTGGGCCGCGACCAGGGCCGCGACCAGGGCCGCGACCTGGGCCGCGACCAGGGACGCGACCTGGGCCGCGACCTGGGCCGCGACCTGGGCCGCGACCAGGGCC